CGGTCCCCTGTACCTGTCCGGGACGCTCTGGCGCTCCAGGCCCCGCCGCGGTCCCTCGTATCACGGGACGCTTCCGGGTTGGCAGTGCCCCCACAACCATCAGCGCCAGGACACGGCGCTAGCCTGTGCCCGGCGCGAGGCACGCGGAAGGAGCCGGCCATGAGCGGCAACGGCAAGGAGCCGGGCGGTATCCCGCGCGGCCAGGCCAGGCCGGTTTGCCGCAGACACGCCGCAATCCGGCCACCGTCCGTAGCCGTCCCGGTTGCGCACGGTAACCTGAGCACCACGTTCGGGGGCCTTCGCGGCTACGCCCGCTCTGGGGGGTTGCGAGGCGAAACCCGGAGGCCCCCGCGGCGCACCCGGACCCGGCAAGCTGTTCACCCCCGTGGCAGCGCAGGGCCGGCCGGAGCCTCTTCCGTCCGGATTTCTCTCCCCGGGAAGAGGCCGCTACGCTGGCCCGGCCGGGTCTGGGGCTAGGGTTGCTGTCCTGGCGGCCCGGATTGCTACCGGGGTTTCGCACCGTGGCCAAACCCGGCCGCAGCCAGGGAACGGGCACCCTTTCGCGGTCAGACCCCGGACCTGGCTGAAGGCGGCTCGTCATGATCACGGCTTTGATCTCCGGGCGGGGCTATCCGGGTGACGCCCAGCAGGAACCGGGCCATCCTCCCCGCGGCGGTGGACATGGCGTGCTGCGCCCAGAATCCCGCGCAGACAGCAGGGCCGAAATCGGGGTGACCGCCGTACGGGAGCGTGGAGTGGCAGGTGAGCAGGGCACCCGCGGTGACGTTGGCCTCGATGACCTCAGTGGCGCGCTCGGATCCGAATGGGTGGTCTCGGCGGAACAGGCAAGTGCCGCAGCGACGAGAGAGTACACGCACCTTGCCGTCCTCGCCGATCACGTCGGCAGCGGAGCGGCCGGTCACCAGCCGCCTCCGTCGTTCGGGATGCCGACGATGTGAGCCAGGGGTGTGACTAACATGCTCATTCGCCGGCTTGTCGTCGTTGCGGATGATGTATATCTCGCCGGCCATGCTGACCAGCTTGAGCGTCTTCGGCCAGTGCTTGGCGAGCTTTTCCAGCTGGCCGATTGCGATCGCCTCATCGCGGGTCATCAGGTCACCGTCGTCGCCAATGTACTCGTCAGGGCCGAGTTTGCGCCGTGGCATCCCGGGTCAGCCCAACTCTGGCGCGTTCAGGATCATGGCGATAGCGGCGGCCTTCTGTGACGACAGCCCGCGCACGATGACGTAGGTGTTCTCCTGGCCGTCCGGGTGGCGGACGTACTGGAGGACTTCGGGCTGATTGGTGCGGGAGCAGTTGAAGCCGATGCCGTAGCGAACGGTCGCGGCGGTTACCTTGCTGTCCACTATCTCAGCGAGGACGAACGGGGTTTCTGCGAATTTGCCGGCCATTAGTTGCACCTTCCACATCGAATGTCACGCTCGGTCTTGTGCTCGCCGCGCTGATGGGCTTGGATTCTCTCGACGTACTCCAGCGCCGAACCGTTCGCGGTGGCCTCACGGGCTGCGGTGAGCGTGCCGTACCAGCTGCCCTCGGTCCCGGTCGGGACATGGACTACCGACCACGGCGTGCCCGCGTCTTCGAGCCGCTCATATTTCCACACGCCGTCGCGGGATGCAGCGGACCAGTTCTCCAGCCTGCCGCTGCGGAACGCCGGGAAACGTGCCGTGATGTCGACCGGGGTCAACTCGCGGCGGGGCTTGCGGGCGCGCTGGGTCGCGGTCACGGCGCGCATGCCTCCCCGTCTTCGGCGCAAGGGCAGCCGTCCAGGTCGTCCGGGTCCAGGTGGGTGTAGCCGCCCGCCAGTTCCCGTCGAATCTCGTGGGAGCAGGTGAAGCACCAGATGTCGGTCATCATCGCCCTGCCTCCCTCGCTGCCGCCACGATGGCGGGTACGGCGTTGCGCTGGTCCATGTCGTCGCTGTCCGCCCACGCGGTGAACGCCGCGTCGGCGGCCGGGCACCGTTCGCACACCACGTCGATCATCACGGACCGGGCGAGCCGTTCGGCCTCGCTGAGGTGCGGCTTCGCGTCGAGGTCGGCTAGCGCGGAGGCCAGCAGCACCAGCGGGTAGGCGCGGCACTGCGCTGTCATCTTCGCTATGCCCTCATCCCTGGTCATCATCGCGTGAACCCCGGCGCGTCTTCCGGCGAGGCCGCCGGGTGCAGGAAAGCGAACATGGAGATCCCGAACCCGGCTATCCGCGCGGGACCGTGCAGGGAACACCCCGCCGGGTGCCCTCCGCCAGGCCCTCGTCCCCGGCGAAGACCTCGCCGCAGTCCAGCCGGTACACGTACTGCCCGGTTTTCAGCATTCCCGTTCTCCCTGCTTGTTGTCGGGTGACCGCCACCCGTATCGAACGGGTGCACGCGCATTCCTTCGCGGCCAGGTGCTTGTCAGGGGCAGGACAGGATGCCCTTGTCGTCGGCGAAGTAGCCGTTGGCCTTGTCCAGGTCGCCGGTCGCGTTGTCAAAGTAGCCGTTGGCCGCGTCGTCGCCCGCGGCCATCATCCAGGACATGCCCAGGCCGTAATCAAGCTTCTGGGTGCTGGTGACGGGCGGGGGGTTCAGCGTGGCCGTCTCCGCGGCAGCAGCCAGCACGGTGCCGTCCTGCTCCGTGGCACCCGGGTCCAGGGCGGTGGCGTCGTCGCCCATGGTGGTGTTGTCGGCTTCCACGGCCTGGAGGTCGGTCCACCCGGTGCCGGCGCACCACGTGCCCATGGCCGTGACCACGGGAGCGGCAGGAGCCGGGGGTGGCGTAGTCGCCGGTGCGGCCGGGGCTGCGGCGCGCGTCACCTTCGGTGCCGGCGCGGCCGTGACCTTGGGTGCCGCTACCCCGGCTGGCGGGCCCTGGGTGATGACCGGGGACGGCGCGGAGGATGACCGGGCCGGGGCGGGTGCGGCGGTCTTGCTGCCTGAGACGGCACCGGTGATCGTGGCAATGAGAACAAGGGCGGCGAACGCCCCGCCGGTGATCAGCAGGACCCGGCGGACGCGGTGACGCGGCTTCCGCGGGTCAGGCTGGAGGTCCGGGGTGTCCTGCGGGTCAAGCGTAGTGGCGGTCATAACAGGTGATGCTCCCTTGGGGGGTTGGTTGCGGTTGGCGGGGGCCATGCGCGGGGCCAGGTCCGGGGGATTCCTTCAGCGGTTCGCCGCTGCGGCTGATCCCGGGTCCGGGTTGTCCTGGCCCCGCGCCCGCTGTCTCCGTGTTTCCCCAACCCGCGGACCGGTTCTGAGGCGGTGAAGGTTCAGGGGCCATGGCCAGCGAACCGACAAGTCTGCGGGGTCTGGAGTTTGCCTGGTGCCGCTCCGCCTGCTCCCCCCGCTAGGGGGGCCGGTGGTCCCTGGGCGCTGCCTTTGCCCTACAACCTGAACTGTATGACATACTGTGGCTACAGTCAAATCCATGTGAGAGGATACGATGTGAGCGACAGAAAGGCCGACATCATGGCACCGGACGGAACGACGCTGCGACGGATTCGCATAGACAGCGACTTGTGGGAACGACTGGACGAGGCGGCGAAACAGGCTGACCCGGACACTAACCGGTCGGTTCTGGTGCGGAAGTTCATGCGCTGGTACGTCGGCGACATAGACGAGATGCCGCAGCGGCCCGAGCCGAAGCGGGAAGGCCGGTGAGTGAGCGCACCGCTGTCTACCGGCTCTTTGCGGTCGATGACACACTTCTCTACGTCGGCGTCGGCCGCGAGTTCGGCGTTCGATGGGAACGGCACGCCAAGACACAGCCATGGTGGCCGCACGTTGACCACCAGACGGTTCAGTGGTATCCCGGCCGGGAAGACGCACTAGCCGCCGAGGATCAGGCCATAAAGTCTGAGCGTCCCGTCTACAACATCGCGGGATCGCCATGGATAGGCGGCATAAAGGACGACGGGACAGGCTTTTTTGTCATCACCAAGCCAGTGAAACTAGCGCCTGCGAAGGCGGCGCACCGTAGCACGTCAATGGATATGGCAATCGCCGATGCCCGCGCTCACTGGTCCGACGTTATCGCCCGGGTGCGGCATACGCGAGAACCCGTGATCCTCACCAATCGCGGGACGCCGCAGGCCGCTATCGTCCCCGCCGAGATAGGGGACGCCATAGAAGCGGTCGGCGGACCGGACAAGGCGGCCGAACTACTGAGGCAGATGCTAGCGGCCGACCTGGACCCTACCGCCACGATCTGACGTTCCCCCGTCTGCCGTGCTCGGGGTGCTCCTGCTGGTCATCTTCGGGCGCGAAACCGTCGAGGCTCCACGGCGCGGATTCCGGTGTCTGCTGGTCATAGGCTCCGCCGTGGGCGCCGCGGAGACGGCGGCGCATCTGCGCGTCCTCAGACTGGCCGAGGTCGTTGAGCTCGATAGCGCCGGCCCACGGGCGCGCGTTCGGCACGTGGTCGGCCAGGTGCGGGACGTAGGCCATCACGACAGCATCCCCGTCGTCCGGGCTCCGGCCAAGGCGCTTGCGGATTTCATCCTTGCTCTCCACCTGAATCTTCCCGCTTGACGTGACCGACCAGTGAGGTGCCGACAGGTCGCCCAGTAGCATCTCGTCGTCCGGCAGGCAGTAATCCGGGGCGCCGGACGGGTCCAGCGCGGTACGGAGCGCCCAGTGCGCCTCGCTCCGCCGGTTCGCGTACCCGAACTCCCTCGTACTGTCTCTGGCCTTGGAGCCGCGTGAGGCGTTGAACGCCAGGACCCGGGCGTGCTGCTCGCGGAGCCGGTCCACCACGCCCGCGCCGATGCCGATCACGTCGACCACGGCGGTGCAGGAGCTGTCGGCCTCAAGGATGCCCATCACGCGGCCGGTGGTCTGCATGGTGTCTTCCCGGACCGACCTGCGGAGCTCGGTTATCACGGGGCCCTTGCGGATGGCCAAGACAGTACGGTCTGAGCCGGTCCTGGCTACGTCCACGCCGACCGTGCGGGGCAGGAAGTCCCGGCCGGACTCCGGGCGTCCGGCCTCATCCCACGCGTGCCAGCGGGCCACCGCAGCCTCGGCCCAGGCCAGCGGGATCACCGAGTCCTCATCGGAGGCGTAGAACTCGCCGAGGACCCTGTTCTGGTAGATCGCCGAATCCGGGCCCCACTGCCGTGCCCGCTGGTCCGCCCATTCCTCCGTGATGCGCCCGGCGGCCATAGCGTCGTCCAGCGTGACGTGGACCGGATGCCAGTCCTCGTAGCCGGCTTTGCGCTTGCAGATGTCGTAGAACCGGCCCTGCGGCTGGCCGGGGGTGGACAGGGCTAGCGCGAACGCCTCAGTGCCACCCTCGCCCGCGCCGGAGAACGCGCCCTCGCAGGCGTCGAACGTCCCCGCGGGGATGGCCTTCGCCTCGTCGTAGATGAACAGAAGACTGTCGGCGTGCGCGCCCTCGATCAGCGCCGGGGTCGTGCAGGCCGCCGCGGAAAGCGCTCCGTGGCCGAGCCGCAGGTTCAGGTTCAGCAGCTCGGCTTTGGAGAACGGGTACCCGTCGCGGACGACATCCCACTTGATCCGCGAGGCCCATTTGTGCAGCTCAGGGAAAAGGTAATTTATAAGCTGGCGCCAGGCGCCGGCTGTCGCGACCCCCTTCCACTCGACCCCGGCAGCATCGCGGGTGAGCGCGAACCAGAGCATGACCCAGGCGGCGAGCGATGACTTGCCGGCCCCGTGCGGGCTTCGGACGGCTTCCCGTTTCTTCGCCGGGAAGGCGGCGAGTATCTCCCGCTGGTAGTCGGTCGGCCCGTCGCCGTCGCCCCAGTCGATGCAGTTATCCAGGAAGCCAACCGGGTCATCGTAGTAGCGGGCGACACCCCTCTTGATCCTGGAGGCGCGATCCTGCAAGCTGCGGAGGTAGCGGAGCCGGTCCAGGCTGGCGTCAATGACGGGCGCCGGCACGCGACCCCCCTACGCGACGTCCTTCCAGGTGCGCCCCTCGAGGACAGCCCGCACTGTCGTCCGGCCGACGCCGAGACCCCGGGCGATCGACGTCGGCCGTTCGCCGGCTCTGCCGCGGACCCTGATCTCCCGCACGATCTCGGGAGTCAGTCGCGCGAAGGTGTGATTGGTGCCGCGATGCGAGATCTGCTCGGGCATGCGGCGCGTCCAGTGGTCGTCCCCGGACGCGTAGTTGCCCGGACGCGGGCCGCGCGGGATGAGTTCGGGGTGCAGGCGGTAGAGGTGATCGGCACCCCATATCCGGCTTTCCGGGTGGCGGGTCGGCCCGCTGCGCCCGCGCCGCCCCATTTCCTGCATGTTCTCCTTGTGCGTACCCCAGTGCAGGTGGTGCGGGGCGACACAAGGGGGACGATCGCAGCTGTGGCACGGCTCGGCGCCCGGCGGCTGCGGCTTGCCGTCCGCTATGAGGATCCAGCCGGCCACGTGCTTGCGCACGCCCCCGATCATGAGCCGGGGATACGCCGCCTGCTCGTCGGTCAGTCCGCGTTCCTTCCAGACCCCGTACCGCCACAGCCAGCAGCCGTCCGGGGTGATCTCGCACACCGACTCCACCTGACTGATCAGGCAATTGAGATCCCATATGCCTTTCGTGCCCATAAGGCCATTATAAGTTAGGTTTGACCAAATTCCGGTTAGGCGCGCCCGGCGGGGTCATTGACGGCCAGTTGCGCCTCTAGCTCCGCGATCTTCGATTCGATCATGTCCGGGGTGACGACCTCGATCCGGGACCGGGCCGGGGCCTCGTACCCGAAGATCCGGGCTCGCCGGCCGATCAGCCGCTCGATCCGGTCGATCGCGGACAGGAGCGGGCCGTCGTCCAGGACTTCCTCGTACAGCGGGATCCGGTTCCCCTTGTCGTCAAGCCGCTCGAAACCCTCCCCGTCCAGTTCATACTCGCCGGTCCGGCGGCGGACCACCTGCCCGTTGGACCAGGCGACATGCGCGCGTTCCATCACATCCCACGCTCTGGCGATGAGCCGGTCGATACGCTCAAGGTCAAGGCGCTTGGCGTCCTCGGCTTCATCTGAGGGCAGGGCGGCGAACGCGCGCATGATGCCGTTGTGGGCGTGGCCGCGGGACGCGTACCCGAGCTCATCGGCGATCTGCTGGAGGCTGCGGCCCCGGACCCGCATCTCGGCGGCCTCGAAGTCCCTGGCCGCTGTCTTGATGCTGGCCGTGAAACGCCCGTTGCCGCCCCGGTTTGTTTCCCCGGTCATGGCGTTTGCGCGGTGGCCGCGTCCGGGCCGGCGGCCTGCGGGGCCATCGCGGTGACATGGCGGTGGATCTCGGCGAGCAGGCGGGTTGCCGTCTCGATCCGGCCTGTCATCTCGTTGTTCTGGGTTTGCAGTGAATCCAGTTTCGAGGTTTCGGCGTAGTGCGCGGTGGCCTGCTCAGCGGACACCCGGTCGGCCCGCTTGGCGGCGATCAGGATCAGGGCACCCTGCAGCCCGGCCATCATCGACAGGCCCAGGTTGAGCAGGATCCACGGGAAGCGGTCATACGACGAGCGGCCGAGGATCAGCGGTGAGTTGAGGATCATCCAGGCAGCCATGAACGCCAGGAACCCGCCGACGAACGCCCACGACCCGAAGGCGTTCCGCATGATGTCAGCGGAGCGTTCCCCGAAAGTCAGCTGGCCATCTGACCGGACGTGCGGGTGGTGGCGCCACAGCGACCCGCCGTCATGGGTTCCGCTGGTACTTCTGGACGGGGATGGCGGCGGTGCGGATGCCGTCAAGGGCGGGTGCTCGCGCCGCCGCTGCTCTCGGGTGACCTTCTCCCGGGCCTCTTGCTCGCGGATGACCTGCAGCCGGATCGCGGTGATCTCCGCGCGGATGAGGCGCAGCTCCGCCGCCGCGTCCGGTTCGAGGTCGCCGTCCGTCATGGATGGGACGCCGGGTTGCTGGTCACGCTGCCATTATCCACCGTGCACGGAGCGTAACGGGGGTCTAGAGCGCGGCGGCTAGCTGGTGGGCGTGCTCTCTGCCCCTCCACCATCCCCCGCCGGGATCCTCGCCGGACGCCAGGCGGCGGCACGCCAGAGTGCCGTCCGGAAGCCGGCGGACAGCCAGGGCACCGTCCGGGGCACCTGCGGAACCCCGGTCCACGTCGATCTCAGGTGCGCCCGAGTCCAGCGGGAACGGGGTCGCGCCGGAGACCGGGGCACCGCAGGTGTGACACTCGCCGTACGGGCACGGGCACGGCCCCCGCGCCCTGGTGCACGCGGTACCGGTCTGCTGTCCGGTGGCCGGGTCCAGTAGCGGCACGCACCCCGACGGGCCTTTGCGGGGGCAGGTGTCACGGTGGAAGCCGTGCCCGCAACTCCCGCAGCGCCGGCCCGGGATGCTCACCGGCCGCGCTTCCCGGCACGGGCCATGACCGCCTTGATCTGGCGTGCGGCGTGCTCCCGCCCGGCTTTGGTGTCCAGGTCGGCGACGATGACCGCCTCAGCGACTTTCCGAAGGCCGTACGGGACAGGCGTGCCGGGGAGAGCCAGGGCGATGACCGGCTTGCCATCATGATCGCGAGCCGCGCGACCTCCCGCAAGCCCGCCGACATGATCATCCGGTCGTCGCCGTCCTCATAGTCGACGCCTGCCACCGATAGCCGGATCACCGAATAGTCACCGTGGCAGCGGAACAGGATTACGTCGCGCTTGCCGTCCGGCCAGTTGTGACTGATGCTGCCCTCCGGCTGACCGGGTGACAGCGTGCCGCCGCGCGTCCACTCCTGGCCGTCGCCGCTGATCTCGATCAGCAGGACAGCCTTCACGCGCCACCCCCGGGCACATGCACCGGCGGGCCGTCGCAGAACGGGTTTCCGCTGCCGTCTACCCACGGGTAGCTGTCCATGTCGGCCGGGTCGATGCCGTCCCGGGCGTTCACCCGGCGTATCCGGGCGCCGCAGGTCGCGCACTCCCGCAGCCCGTCGCCATCCGGTCCGGGCACGTCGGTCACCGGCCGAGCAGGCTCGCGCAAGTCCTGCAAGTACGCTTCGGCCTGGCCGGTGAACGGGACGTCCGAGTAATGCCTGGCGACCGGCAGCACCGGCGCGAAGACCTGATCCCCGTCCGGCAGGTCCACGATGTCCGGGATATGACTCACGATGTTGATGACCGGCCGGTCGGCGGCAGGAACCCAGTCAGTAGGCAGCGGACCGCCAGAGGACATCAGGGCGTCCAGCATCTCGAAGGCTGAGGCGAGACGGCCGGAAGCGTTCCACTCGGCGGGGGTTGACTCGTCCGCGGTGATCCAGTCATGCAGGGCTTCCCGTGCCTGCCTCAGCAGGTCATCCGCGCTATCAGCCATCCGCCACCTCACCTGATAGCGGCGTGCCCGTATCGGCGTGCTCGCGGTACATATCCAGCAGCCAGTCCAGCGTGGCCCGGTCATCACCGAAGCGCAGCATCTCGTCGCGCTTGCGCTTGATCCAGGCTTCTACGTCATCGCCGCGCGCCGGCCGGAACCCGTCTGCGCTGTCAGCCATCGTCATCCGCAAACGCCCGGTCCAGCCGCTCGGCGTAATCAGCGGCGAACAAGTCGAACACGGACAGGCCGTGGCCGAACCAGAAGCTGTCCCAGTCGGCCGGATCAAGCCGCAGGCCGCCGCTCTTAGCACGGAGCGTGTCCATGTGGGCATTCCACCGCTCAGCGTCCGTCAGGCGCTCCCAGCCCTCATCGGCGCGGTACCTGGCACGGGTGGCGTCGTCCATCCCCGCCCAGCTCTCGTCGTCGTACCAGGCCGGCCGCAGGTCGTCGCCATCCGGAGGCTCCCATTCCGCCTCGTCGCGGTTCGGGAACGAGTCGCACACCGAGTACGACAGAACGACAGGCTCGTCATCGCGGGACCGCAGCAGAGCGGTCACGTTCTCCCACCCCATCGGCTGCGGCTCGCCCTTGCTGCCGTCAGGCCGGCCGGGCGCGAGCGACTTGCGGTAGACGCCGGACGCAAGCCCCTGGTCGATGATCCCGGCAAGCCACGCCCGGTCCTTGCCCTCGCACCAGCCGTGGATCTCGCACTGGCCGTGGATGCGCGCGGCGAGCTTCACCGCGTCACCGCCGACCCGGCAGGCCGTGTTCAGCACCAGGCTGAACGAGTCGATCGTGTTCCCTTTCCAGACGAGGCCGCCGTCACCCCATGAGCTGGTGACGAACAGTTCCGCCGACATGCGCCACTGCTGGAAGCGCTCGTAGTAGTCGCGGTCCGAACGCTCGGGGAACGGGCGGTAGCCGTCCCTGTCCGGCATCAGTTCCCTGATGCGCTCATAGTTGTTCTGCACGTCCAGGATGCCCCTGGCCAGGTCGTTGCACAGGCCGCCGAGCCAGGCGCGCTCGCTGCCGAGAAGCTCGGCCTCGGCTGACGGGGCGTGGAAGTAGACGCGGCTCACGGATGATCCCCTCCTGTCCTCACTGCTCCGCCCACCACAGCTGGCCGACCGCCACCTCACGGTCCGGGTGATCCCGCAGGACCGCGAGAGCCTGAACGACCCCGGCCCGGCACGTCGCGCAGTCGTGCATCATCCCGAGTGTCCGGACCTCGGCGGGGTCGCTGGTGATCGTCCAGACGGCGGAGTGCAGTTTCTCGTTGATGTCCGCAGCCATCTGCTCGGATATCACGCGCAGGTCCCGGCCTGCCAGGTTGGCGAGGAACGCCCGCTTGCCGTCCACGGTGACATACCAGCGTGCGGGGACGCTGATTATCGCGGAGTCGAACCCGGCCGGGTCGCCCTCGGCGCGGGTCCGGATGTTGATCTTGAGGGAATCGCTCACGGGGCAGCCTCGGTCAGTTCCACTGCGTGACCGCCGATCGCGGGTAGGACCACACGTGCAGCAGGCGGCCGGATTCTGAGCGTGCCTCGATCTCGTACCGCCCGCACGGAGTCCCGGACAGGTGCCCGGCGGCTTCCTCGTCGCGGCGTTCCCTCGCGCCCGGCCCGTCGGCGACGGCCCCTTGCACCCCGCACAGGCGGCAGTACCAGCGCCACGGGTCAGTCCTGGCCGCTTCCCCGGCCGCCAGCTTCTCGTAGTCAACACCGCGTTCGATGATCTGCATGGCGAGCCTGGTCAGGTACTCCGCGATGCCATCGCGTGAATCGTGCTCGCTCACGGGGCGTCCTCCGACGGTTTCAGGCCGAGCTTGATAAGCGCGGAGATCCGCCCGACCGCGGCCATGTGAGCGCCGTCGTGCCGGTTGTGGCAGCAGAACTCGTGGAACAGCATCCGGTCGCGGTCCGGTACCAGCGACCACGCCATCTCCAGGGCCCCCGGGGTTGGCGGCGATGCGCCGGGGTCGGTGGATAGCAGGGCCGGGCGGCATTCCCGCCAGCTATGCGGTGCGGTCACGGCCCTGCCTCGATCGCGGGGACACCCGGCAGCGCGGCATGCTCACCCGGACCCGGTGTCCATGACTCGAACAGGGACCGGAACGCAGACGGGTAGTCGGGCGCGTCGATGACGATGAACGTGCGCATCCCGGCGGCCAGCGTGATGCGCTGGCTGACGACGGGGGGGATGCTGAAGTCGTACGCATCCCACGGCGCGGCGCGGTCGAACTGGGCCTCAAGCTCAGCATGGGTCAGCTCCTTGGATGCCAGCAGCCGCACACCGGACGGCATCGTGGTGCCGACCATCACCCAGTCGGGACGCCCGAAGCTGACCGTCGTCGCGCTGCCGTTCACTGCGCCTCCTCCGCCTCGCCTCCGGCCGGGATGTACGTCCGCTCGCCGCGCAGCACCCGCACCGCGTCTACCGCGTCCATGATCCGCTCGGGAGGCTCGCCCCACCGTGCGGACAAGTCACCCATGGTGAGC